CAACAATGTCCTGTGTGTGAACACAATAACAAGTTGTGGAATTCTGGCATTGAAGCCAACAAAGAAATCGTTCGTAAGCAAAAACGTAAGTTGAATTACATTGCTAACGTGTATATCGTTTCTGATCCTAAGCATCCAGAGAATGAAGGACAAGTTAAGTTGTTCAAGTTCGGTGCTAAGATTTTTGAGAAGATTACAGGTGCAATGAATCCTGCTTTTGAAGATGAGACAGCAATCAATCCATTTGATATGTGGACTGGTGCTAACTTCAAGTTGCGTATCACCAAGGTTGCTGGTTATCAAAACTATGACAAGTCTGAATTCGCTGCACCATCAGCATTGCTTGATGATGACGATGAATTGGAAAAGATTTGGAAGTCAGAACACTCTCTTGCAGAGTTGGTTGCAGACAAAGAATTCAAGTCTTATGATGACTTGAAGGCTCGCCTTGAAAAGGTTCTAGGTTTGAATGGTGATACACCAATGCCTAAAACCACAGTAGAGACATTGAAGTCTGCACCTAAGAAACCAGTTCAGGAAGAACCTGAGTTGGTTACTGATGATGACGATTTGGCCTATTTCAGCAAGTTGGCTGATGACTAAAATACAGACCCCGCCTAGTGCGGGGTTTTTTATACCGCTCTGTAATTCAATCTCTGCAATTTCATCCAGGTATCTTCATCATTACGAACAGGTATAGCACTTGTAGTAATATCTTCTGTTGTTGAACCACCACCAGCAGTAATATTTTTTGAGTTATCAATAACAGTAGTTTTCGCAGCTATATTTTGTTCCATCCTCATATCATTATTTTTACTAATAACACCTTGCACCCTTTCACCTAAAGGATTTGCTGCAGGTGCTGTTGGTATTGCTGTCTCTCTTGGAATATCAACTCGCCTTACGTCTGTTGAGGCCGATTCGGATGAACCTCTACCAGCACCAGCAGTAGATGGTGCAACTTCTTTAGGTAATTTCATCTTCGTTGCAGTTGATACGGGAGCTGGAAATTGTCTATTTTCTGAAACATATTTTTCCGCTTCATCAACTAAGGATTGTGGTGCTAATTGACCATTTGGTCCACCTTTTCTATAGACATAATCAAAAGTTTTTCCACCCCATAAATTTTTGACATTATATCTGTCATAACCTTTTTGAAGCATGTATGTTCCAATGGCATCCTGTTTCTTTTGGATAGCTGCTTCTTTTCTATCTACTGCTGCAGATTCATCTTCATTTGGCATACCACTTTCGTTTAATGCATTACGACTATTTTGTTCTTCTTGTAATGCCTTAACTGCTTCAGGACCACCAAGTTTTTCCGCTTGTTTTGCCTGAGATTCTTCAATTGCATTTTTTAATTTGGTGCCTAAGAAATAAGCCATAACTGTAGATGCACCAATAGTTAATAACCATAAGGTTGCAGGAGCAAGTAATGCTTCACCGATAGTTACTATTCCTTTCCAAACATTGGAACCTATTTTCTTTAATATATTAAAGACATCTTTAAGTGATTGCCATTCCTGAAACAATTCTTTTATCTTATCAAACCAACTTTTGTTTTCTTCTTTGTTTGCGGTTTGTTTTTTTTGTTTTGTTCCTTTACCCATTAGTGCAGCAATAATCTCTTCGTGCCAAGTTTGTTCTTCTTCTTCTCTAAATTTCTTGGCACTTCTTTCCAATTCCATGCGAGTAACATCTTCTTCATGGTATTGTTTCATTAAGTTATAAAGTTTACCAAACACATTAGCAACACTATCACCTTTTAGGACTTTTTGTTTTTGTCCTTCTGCCACTTTAGTATACAGAGCTTTGTTTCCGGTAAAGTGTTCAATATCTTCTTGTTTTCTTCCAGTTGCACGTCCTAACATGGCTGTACCAAGATTGCCAGTTAATTTTTTTGCGATGTTTAGTGGATCAAATACCTCTTTGATTCCCGTTAATCTTGCTCTTGATTTTTCTGATATGCTAGATTTAATAGAAGAACCAATGTTACCACCTTCAATAATTTTTTTGGCAATGAGGTCAGACAATTTAGTTTTTCTAACCTGAGCAGCTTCATTATAACTTGAAACTTCTCTTATGATGGTTTCTGTGTTATTAACTTCTTTGATAATATTAGTTACGGGTGCCTGTTCTAGTGTTTCTTTTACAGGTATTTCTTTAATGTTATTACTAACAGGCCTTATTGATGCAGTTTCTTGTGTTGCGGTTTCTTTAGGTATTTCTGGTTTACCCAAAATGTCCGCTTCTTTTTTACTGGCAGCCTTACCATACCCACCATTTTTACCCAACACAAACCAATAACCTTTGCCACCAAAAGCATTTGCATCCCATACAAAGATTTCTTCTTGTAATTTTTTTGTTAATGTTTTCATTAGTTTGCCATGTAAGTTGGTTTAATGTCTTTAGGTGGAGTACTCATTATCTGTTTGTTTACTACTCCACCACTAATAGCTGTTACGGAATTATTTACTACCACAAGGTTTGATGGTGTTGTCTCAGTCAATTCCTGATTCTGCACAGAAGATTTGGTCAATCTTTCACCAATACCAGAAGATGAGGTTGTTGGTGCTGCGGTAGTTCTATTATTCTTTTCTCTTTCCAGTCTTAATGTTTTTTCCATTTCGGAAACAAAAATAGATGCTTTATTACCACTACCATAATGTGAGGTTGTACCACCAGGAATATTAGGATCAGCAATAGATGCCCATTCTAAGGACAATTCATGTATTGCTTTCTTTAACAACACAGGATCATCTTCCTTACTAACCAGGTAGGCTTGCAAAGAAGGTTTTCTAACCTTTAATAAGTAATCATTAAAGATTCTTTCCTGAGTTTTGGCATCAAAAGGATCACTCTTACTGATACCTAATGCAGTAACAGCATCTTTTAATGTTCCTGGAATAACTTGATATTTACCAACGGCAAATAACTTTTTATCTTCGTCTTTAGAACCCCATTTGATTGCTTGTCTTTCCATGACTTCACCAACCGTCAGTTGTTCTAAGTTCACAGGTTGTTTTAATCCTTGAATCTTACCACCTTTGGTACCCATGTTAGCAGCATTATAACCTGCTTTGCCAGATTCACCTTTTTTAGCAATCAAATCACCTAATGTGGTTGGTGTAACAGCTGCGGTCACACCAATAGCAACTTTTGCGGCAGTTGATACTGCACTTGGTGTAATTATTTCTTTTGCTTTTTGAACAACGGTTTGTGAAACAGATGATGTTGTTTTGGGTGGAGCAATTGGAGCTTCAGCCTCAACTGGTTTAACTGTAGGTTTAACTGTAGGTTTAGGCGCCTCTACTGGTTTTGCAGTAGAAGGTTTAGGAGGTTCGGTTGGAGTCGTAGTTTCAGATTTTCTAGGTTCTTCTTTAGGCTTTTCCATTTTTTCTGGAATTTCCCTACTTTTAGACTCTTCTATAGCCTCTAGTAACTGTTCATGTCTTTCTTTATCTTTTTCGTGTTTGGTTTTATCGAAATCTTTATTCAATTCATATTGTTTTTGTTTTTCTTCACGTGTTGTTTGCATGAATGAAAACAATTTTGTGGCGATATCAGATAGACTATCACCTCTTCTTAATCGGTTACCTCTTGTTACTGTGGTATAGAATGCTGTATCAACAGAACCAACTTTATTTTCATCACCCATACTCGACTTAATGCCAGTAAAATGTGAAATGTCTCCCGCACTTCTAGATGTTAATTTACCAACAACGGCTGCACCGAGATTACCTGTAAAGGTTTTTGCAATGTTGATTGGGTCAAACTTCTCTTTAAGACCAGTCATTTTGGCCTTGAATGTATCAGAAATACCAGATTTGATAGAACCACGAATACTGTTGCCGGCAATTATATTGTCGGTGATATTACCAATCACACCACGATTTCTCATTTCGGATGCTTTTTCATAAGACTCATGACGGTTTTTGTCCGCAATCTTTTGATTGAGTGCATCAAGGTCTTTTTGCAAATCTTTACTGCTGGATTGTGTCATCTACTTTGCTTTTGCTTAATCTTTTCGTTTTCTTGTTCAATGTATTGTATAAGCATAGCAACGTAAATGTCCCTTTCCCAAGGAATCATATTCTCAAGTTCAATCAAACTGTACTTGTGATGCTGCATGAGTGAGAAATTAGTTGTATAATAGTTTCTCAAGTTGTCATGCCGCATCGTTAACCGAAAAAACTGTCCAAGCCCTCCACTTCAATAGTGTGATGAAACTTACATTTCTTGCAGGTCAATTCTATCTTCTTATTTAACTTTGGTAAATTACTAAAGAATTCTTCAATTTTTGCAAACTGTTCTTGGTTTAATGATTCAACAAACTCAATTAATTCACCAGGACTCGATTCTTTTGCATAGTAATATTGGTCACCATCAAAAATGTATTCAATACTTTCAACAATCATATCAAAAGCCATGTCTGTTGGATTTTCAAACCTTGTTGCACGTTCTAGAATGGAGAATTCTGGATACTTCATGCCAACACTGATAGTATTAGTTAACTTAATATCTTTATCTGGCACATTGGTCATGTCAACTTTAACGTCCAATAGATTAACTTTAGAATCCATCAAGTTGTTACATTTCTTACCATCAACTTCATTCTCACAACGATACTTGTTTTCTACGATTTCACCTACTGACCTTGCACGTAGGTTCAAAAAGTAAAATTCAATGTCAATGATAGGCAATGATTCAATATCAATATTTTCTGTCAAGGTACAATTGTGTAGAACTTGTTTGATGTTCTTTTCAATTGTTTCTTTATCATCGGCCTCCATGGCCATCATAAGATTTCGTTGTTCTTTAACCAAGAATGGTCTAAAACGAATCTTCTTTTTAGAAAGTGGTAAATCCAATTCATAGATTGGCACATCAATTTTAGGTAAAGCCATTATAATTCACTCCATTAAAAATAAAATTATTCTTCTCCAGATAAAGCAGCATCAATTGCTGCTTGATTCTGTTCTTGTTCTGCTTCATAATTTGCAGCAGCTTCAGCACGTTGTTGTTCTGCAAAAGAATCAACTAAAGACTGGTCGTATTGATTGTCAGGAATTGTTGTCAATGTATTGGTAGCAATTTGTGGTGTAAAGAAATCACTTGCTGTGCCTTGGTCAAAGAATGAATTAAATGATAAACCTGATTGATTGTATGCTGGCAATAAGTTTCCTAGATTTTCGATACCAGCATTTTGCCAGTAATCATAAGCAAAAACCACAGTCAGTTTATGAAAACCGTCATTAGACCAATCTAAATCCATTTGATTGACGGCAATAGGATATGCATTAAAGAGGTTAACAGAATAAACAATTACATCTTGCAGGTCGTATTGTTTAATGTTGATTGTGCCAGCAAAGTTTTGTTTATAATCAAAGTCAAATGATGTGGTTGGATTAATATATTCCATCCATACATCAAAAAATGTTTTTTCAGACATATCACCAGATACAATAAATGTCATTGTTAGGTCATTGTATGATGAATGCATTGGAAATTTGGTTGTTGGATTAGAACCAAACTTTTGTTCTACTGTACCAAATGTTCTACCAGGCAATTCAGTAGCTTCACAACGCAAAGTTAGGTTGCGTAGTATTGGATTATAGTCTCTTAACAGACCAGGAACAACAATAGTAGCATCAAACTTATTAGGTCTTGCTACATCAGTTGTGAAAGATGAAATAAAGTCTACTAGTGCCATTATTCTTCGTCTTGGTTAAAATGAGCCATATGCTCTTTGTACTCTTTTACTGAATCCATCCAAACTTTTTGTGGTTTTGCACCTCTAAATTGTTGGATAGGTAACATGGTTGCTACATCCCACTCATCAGGTTCTATCATCAACAATCTAGACCTCATATGACTAAACAAATATCGTTTCAAACATGGCCTAAACTCTGCAAATCTTTTGGTTGACTGTAAGATATCATAAGAAATTCTCATTCTTCTAATATCTTGTTCAGGTGTCAACTGAGCATACTTCATTAACTTCTGTAAAAATGCAATACGATATCTGACTGGCAAGTAGTGCAAATTTAAACCAAGAAATCCATCATTATACTTTTCTAAGACCAACACCATTGGAAATCTGTCCCAATATGGCAAATCATCTTTAGTCTTAGGGTCATAATAATAACAATATAACATGCCAATTCTTAACTGGCCTTGTTGTTTGTGTCTGTTTACCTCACCTTTAATAGTATTTGGTATTGCAGACGGTCTTTTAATCTCATCTATCTTATCTTGAAGCCAAGATACGGCATCTTTGGACATAGTTTTATGTCCATTTAGTTTCTTTGCTTCTGCGAGTGATGTAAGTTTTGAAGTCATAATATATTTAGGTTAGAATCCAAGATGTTCTTCAGTCAAAACTTTGAAATCCCAACCTCTGTCTAAACAATATTCGGTTGCAGCCTTCCATTTGGCTTGGTTGACACTATAAGTAACCACTTCTTGGATATATTGTTTAGTAACTCTTTTCTTCTTAACAGGTTCCATAGCCTGTTTTTTAGGTTTAATCTCAATCAACATGGTCTTTAACTGACCGTCTTTGTTTCTAACTTTGACCAGAAAATCTGGAAAATACCTATGTTTTTTACCATCCACAGGTGAAATGTAAGGTACTATAAGTTCTTCTGAAGCCCATGATACTATACTTGGTTCTTTGTCGAGCCAAGTCATCACCCTCGCCTCCCAAGACGAGCGATAAATAATATTGGTATAGTCACCCACGTACTTCTGTGGATTCTTAGGTGTAAATTTGCCAGAATAAGCCATAAATAGTATGTATAATCTTTTTTAGAGAAATTAATGGCAATAGATATAACTTCCATTTCAACTGGACCATCAGCAGACCAGACCACTGGACCTTTAGCCGCCTTGGATCAAAAAAGTCCAGGTCTGACACCATTGGTTTATCCAGCCGATTTGGGTTCTTCAACTAAAAACCATTACGTTAAGTTTTCTATCAAAAAAGTAAATCCGTCAACACCAGTATCTAGCACAAACCCAGATTCCACAGAATCAAAAGGAGTTATCGATAGATTATTATCATTGAACTTTCAAACCCCAGTTCAAGATGCGGTCGGTGTAATTTGTTTATACATGCCAGATAGTTTGACTGCATCATACAATGCTTCTTATGACGAATTGAGTATAACAAACGATTTGGGTAAAGGTATTCAAGGTTTACAAGCTATACAATCATTTGCTGGAAAAGATAATGCATCAAAAAATTCAGCATCGGCTAGTGCTTCTGACCCAGCAGCAATTTATGCAGGTGCATCTTCGTTTAATAAATTTTTGAGTAACATAAAAGTGGGCAAAACTTCAATAGATTTAAGTGGTAGTGGAGTTACCGACATTGCACTTAATTCACAAGGTTTTGCTATTAACCCACAATTGCAAGTCATTTATCGTGGTCTTGGTTTTAGAAAATTTCAATTAAACTTTGTGTTTACACCAGCATCTCAAGCAGAAGCAACAATGGTTAATCAAATTATTGGAACGTTTAAATACCATTTTGCACCAGACTTACTGTTAGCCGGTAATGCAGTTAGTGGTATGTTCTTTATACCACCATCTTTCTTCAATATTGAATTTATGTTCAATAATAATGAGAATCAATTTTTACCGAGATATGGTGATTGTGTATTAACTGATATTGATGTCAATTATGCACCAAATGGTTTTGCAGCTCACAATGATGGTGCACCTGTTCAAACACAATTGTCACTATCATTCCAAGAAATTGAAATTGTTACAAAAGCAAAAATTGCTGCTGGTTATGGTGCAACTGTCGGTTCACCAACTGTTACAACTTCACCAAATTCTGTTGCTGGATTACGATAATGAAATACTTTCAACAATTTCCCACCATTAAAGTGACTGATTACAATGGCAATTTTGTCAATGTAACAAACATCATGGAGAGAACGGAAATTATTCCAACTGTATTGAACAATGCTTTAGTGTTCTATTCATATAACATTAAAGATGGTGATACACCAGATATCATTGCTCAAAAGTATTATGGTGACAGTTATAGATATTGGATTACCATGTTTGGTAGTCAACTTTTCGACTCTATTGGTGATTGGCCAATGAATCCTAATTTGTTCAATGATTATTTGGTTGATAAGTATGCATCAGCAACAGCCAATTCATTAAATATTTCGGTTGCAAATGTAACATCTTCACAAATTTTAACATATACACAAAATACCGTATACCAATATGTTGAAACAATAACCACAATAGATTCAACATCAAGAGAATCAAATACAAACATCTATATTATTGATGAAAATGCATATGTAAATGTAATTCAAGGTACTCAAAATGCTGTATTACCTAGTGGTGCAGGTGTAACTGTTATAACAGCTGCAGCACCACAAAGCATTTTTGAATATGAGGTTCAAGTTAATGAAGCTAAACGAAGCATCAATCTTGTAAATGTGAATCTTGCTGGAGCACTAGAAAAACAACTGTCTTCATTATTAGGATAATAAAGTGTCTGGAATTCTTAATACCCGTGACTATCAACTTGATACGGTAACACTAATGACTTCGGTCGGTTTTATCGACCTGCGTTACATTATGAATGAAATATCATACCATGAAGATTTGTTTGGTGGTGTGGTTTCTGGTTATGTCATGGTAACAGAATCAAATGCATATTCGGAACTTTTGTCATTGACGGGAAATGAATTCTTACTTTTGAACTTCAGTAAGTATGCTGATACTAATGATATAATCAGTAAAAAGTTTCGTGTTTATAAAATGGACAAAAGAAAACTTAGTGGTACAATGTATACTGAAGCCTTTTGTTTACAATTTTGTTCAGAAGAACTTTTGGTTTCAGAACAGTATAAACTCAGTAAATCTTATCCAAATCAACAGATAAACCAAGTTATTACAGATATTTGCACAACTGGATTGGGGATTAGTAGTGACAGATTAAGTATTGATGAGACTTATGGTGTCTATAGTTTTGTTATACCGAAATTAAAGCCATTAGATGCTATCAATTGGTTATCAACATATGCTAGACCAAATGATGGTAACTCCGCAGGAGACAAATTCACAGGTGCGGATATGTTGTTTTTTGAAAACAACAAAGGGTTTAACTTCAAATCGTTACAGACCTTAACAGACGGTAATAATTTGACCGTCTATAATACTTATCGTTATGATCCAAAAAATATCAATGAAGCAAATCTAACAGAAGAAGTTCTTAATGTAACAACATATGAAATACTAGATTCATATGATACATTAAATGCTATCAATTCTGGCATGTTTGCCAATCAGTTGTTATCTGTAGACATTCTAACAAGAAAGAGAATGACAACTAATTTTGACTACTTTGCGTATTGGAATGATAGTTCTACAGGTGGTTTGAATAACTATCCGATAACAAACAACTATCAAAACCGTTTTGGCAAAAAACTAAACGAAACAAACCAAGCTACACTTAAATTGGTTTTTTCCAACTTTGATGAAGCTAATAATGCAGTAGTGCAAGCCAATCCAGGTTCTGTTGCACCAAACATTTTTGCAGAGACATACATACCATATAGGACAGCACAGTTAGCCTTAGCAAACTATACAAGACTTAAAGTTTCTGTTCCTGGTGACCCAAATCTTACTGTTGGTACTGTTATTGAATTTGAATTGATATCACGAGACCCATCCAGCAAAGGTTTGGATTTATTTTATTCTGGAAACTATCTAGTTACTGCGGTGAGACATTTGGTGACGCAAAATGACTATAAGACTGTTATGGAAATAGCCAAAGAAAGTGTTCCAAATCAGTATCCAGATATTCCAGTTGAGTCTTCTGCTTGGAAAACAGCAGTGGGTGGTTAAATGAAAACAGTAAATAATTTTGCAGGACTTAATGGTTTTATATGGTGGGTCGGTGCAGTTGAAAATAGAGTTGATCCGCTTGCACTTGGTCGTTGTCAAGTCCGTATCTTTGGTTGGCATACAGACGATACAAGTTTAATTCCTACCACAGATTTACCTTGGGCTCATCCAATGAACTCAATAAATACAGCTAAACAATTCCAACCACTTGAGATAGGTGATTGGGTTTTAGGGTTTTTTATGGACGGTGAAAGTGGTCAGTTTCCTATTATGATGGGTGTATTGCCTGGTTTTGCAGCCGCCAACACAGCAACCTCATCATCTGTTACAACTGGTTCAACTGATTATTCAAGTTCAGAAGAAGAAAGTGGAACATAATGGCAACAGCATCAGATATAGCAGCAAGTTCGGTTAACAACGCAAGCAACATAATTTATAACACAGTAACTGGTGCAATAACTAGTGCTGAGAATGCTTTTACTACATCTTTTGTCAATGCAGCACCAACAAATATTTCTCCAGTTGGTGCAGTCTTTGAATTAAAATCACCACAGTTACCAAATGGTGGATTCTTCTACACGGCCGGTTCACAAACCACACCAGGCCTTTCAAGAGGTTCATTGGCAAATGCCTCATTAGCAACTAACAATGCAGATTTATCACACGTTTGTGACTTCAAGTTTACTTTTAGTCTTGGTTTGGATTTAGGTGGATTGATTAATCCCATTGCGGCACTTCAAAATGCAGTTAAGAATGGTAAGATGGCCGCAGCTAATGCAATTCGTGCAGCCATTAGTCAACTACAACAAGGTTTCAGACTTATCGTGACTGGTATATTATCAGCATTAAATCTTGATCCAACAGGTGTTGCATCTCTTTCCTTTTCTACAGCCAAATACTATGTTAGACTGGTTACTGAAGCAATCAATAGAGCTGCTCAAATTGTTTATGATGTATCTCTGATTGTTAATTTAGCCAAAGATTTACAACAAATTATCACATGGATAGAAACTTTACCAGCACAATTAAAAGCAATTGTGGCACATTGTTTGACAAATTTTAAAAATTCTTTGAATTCAACCGTAAATAACATTCAATCACAAACAAACATACACAATATAACTAGTGGTGCAATTAATCAACTGACTAACAGTACCGCTAGTTATGGTAGCACATTGAATAGTGCAGTAGTAAATGCTGTAACTAATCCAACCGCTGCATCAGCTGGTGCATTAACCAATCATATAACGGAAACAGTTGCGTCAGCTACACCATCTTATGGTACAACTGCAAAAACAGCATCTCAACCTTAAGGACTTTGAATGGATCAACCAGATTTTTTTACAGCATGGACAGAGCCTGAATCGGCAGCCAATTCACAATATCAACCAGTATACCCATATAATAATGCCACACAAACACCTAGTGGACATTCATTTGAATTGGATGACACACCAACAAGAGAACGTGTAAGACTGCAACACCGCACAGGTACATTCATTGAAATGCATCCTAATGGTGATGAGGTGCATAAGGTTTATGGTGATGGATATGAAATCACAATTAAAAATAAAAATTTATTGGTGCAAGGCAGAATGAAAATTGAAGTTCAAGGCGATTGCGAGCTTCATGTTGCGGGAGACTTAATTGAACAGGTTGATGGTAATGTTGAACAACATGTACAAGGAAATTTCACACAAGTTGTTCAAGGTGTATACAGTATAACTTCAATTGGTGATACGGTTATCAATGCAGGTGGTTCTCTTGGTGGTGGATTGAAATTAAACACAGGTGACTACCAACATATCACAGGTGATTTGACCGTTGATGGTGAGATTACAGCTGGCAAAATAACATCCACTGGTCGAATAGACGCTTTGACCGGCATGAGTGCAGGTGTAGAAGGATTTGTTACAGTTTTGGGTGGCGTTTCTGCTGGAATACCAATTGCAACGCCAGGTTCAGTCACCGCATTAGCTGAAGTTTCTGCACCACTTGGTGAATTTGGTGTTATGAGTGCATTATGGGCTTATGATACGGTTAATTTAAGTCTACACAATGCACACATACATATATCACCTAAAGGACCAACGGGTCCACCAATTCCACAAGAAATAGGAGTTTAATATATTATGAGCGTTTACGCAAGATTAGGTTTCAATTCGAGTAATCCAACAATCAATTCATTGTCATCAACTTACAGTAGTAATGTAAATACACAAATGACAATTTTGCCATCGTTATTGAAACCATGGCAAGCTAATGCTTTGGCTACTGGCACCGGAACTGATGGTTTTTTTGTGAATCCTGTGGCAAATGTGACACAGTTAATTTGGAATACGTCAAATACTCTGGTTGGACTTACAGCCAATTTAACATCATCGGACCCAACCGTAACAACTGCGTTGGCTAATATAGTTGCAACATCTGTCACATTAGCAAACACAACAGCAAATAACTATTTGTATGTAACAAATAAAGAATCCAACGTTATTCCACCAGATTCTGACACAACGACACCACATTACACCACAGCTACGGCTCAAGGTAAAATGTTGTCATACATCACAAGTCAAACTGATGGTATTGCAAACACTTCTGTTATTATGGGTAATTTTTCAAGTGTTACATTAGGTAATACTTTGGCCAACTTGTATAGTTCAATGAACACATTGACTATTATTTTATCAAACTCCATAACATATGATTTTATAACAAATACATACATTACAAGTATAAGTACCGCAAACGCTCTAGCCTTACAAAATGTAGTTTCAACTGCCAATTTTGTCATGTATTACTATCCACAGCAAGACTCACAATTCTTTCAAAATTCTGCAAATGTGATACATGATTATAACAAATTGAGTGGTCTTAATAATCTTGGACAGTCACAAAACTTTCTTTTAAACAATTATATTGGTACTCCTGCATTAAAGGCCCATTTGAACTCATAAATAACAGATGGCAAATTTACAGAAAATCTATTCAGACTTAGACTTAACATTTAGAATGTTACCGGTAACAAAAGATGTTGCCCTGCGTTATGACGACCAGGCGGTAATAGCTTCTGTAAGAAATCTATTATTGACAAACTTTTATGAGAGACCATTTCAACCAACCGTTGGATCCAATTTAACTGGTTTATTGTTTGAACCTGCAACTAATGTCACTTCAAGTATTTTGGCTGATGAAATTCAAAATGTTGTTGCAAATTTTGAACCAAGAGCAAAAATTAGTAATATTGATGTGCAACTTTCAACGGATAAAAATGGTTTCAGCGTCACCTTGACCTTTTTTATTGGAAATAATACTACACCAACAAATGTTAATCTCTTTCTTCAAAGGTCCAGATAATGGCATCTAATACAAATGTTCAAGTTGCTAGCTTAGATTTTAGTAACATTAAGCAGAACTTCATCAATTATCTGCAAACACAAGATACTTTCAAAGATTATAACTTCACAGGTTCTTCTTTGTCTACTTTGTTGGATGTTCTTGCATACAATACACAATACAATGCTTTCTATTTGAACATGGTAGCCAATGAAATGTTCTTGGACTCTGCGATACAACGTTCATCTGTGGTTTCCCATGCAAAAATGTTGAATTATGTGCCACGTTCAGCTGTTGGTCCTGTTGCTGTTATCAATCTTAGATTCACCGGAATAACAACTAGTACATATACACTTCCACAATATACAAGTTTCCGTTCTGAAGCTATCAACAACATAAATTATAATTATGTAACATTGAATGAAACAACCGTACCTGTAAGTGCCAATGTGGCCACATTCAATGGTGTTGAAATCAAACAAGGCTCAGTGCAAAACTATACGTTTACAGTCAACAGCACGACAAATCCAAAATATATTTTTGAGATTCCCGATTCAGGTATTGATACATCCACAATGTCTGTTACGGTTAAACAATCAACATCTAATACCTCACAACAAGTATTCTATCCAACAACCAATTATTTGGAACTAACACCAACTGATCCGGTATATTTTTTACAAGAAGCAACAGATGGCAACTACCAAATTTATTTTGGAGATGGTATTTTAGGTCAAAAACTTAGTGATGGTAATGTTATTAAAGTTACCTATGTTTCTACAAAAGGTACTGCGGGTGGATTAGCAAATGGTTTTACTTTGATGACCAACTTTGCACCATATAGTACAGTTACCATAACTCCTTATCTTTCTGCCACACAAGGTGAAAATAAAGAAGATATTGATTCTATTAAGTTTCAAGCACCAAAAGCATTTGCGGCTCAAGGTCGTGCAGTTACAAAAAATGACTACATTACATTACTACAACAAAATAATTTGGGTATCAGTTTTGATGCAGTATCTGTATGGGGTGGAGAAGAAAACAATCCACCAGCATATGGCCAAGTGTTTATTTCTCTAAAACCAACTGGTGCATATGACTTAACTGCAACACAAAAACAATTAATTGCCAATCAAGTACTGAAACCATATAGTGTTTTGACAGTTCAACCCACAATTATAGACCCAGATTACACATATTTTCAGGTCACATCAAATGTATTGTTCAATCAATCACAAACAACATTAACACCATCTGCATTAAAAACAGGCATTCAACAGGCCATTTATGGTTATGCAGCTAACAATTTGAATACTTTTAACTCCACATTCAGTTCATTTGACGTATTGAGTACAATTAACAATTATGATCCTTCTGTCATAACCAGTGATTTCAAACTAAATTTACAAAAGAAATTCTATCCAACATTAGGAACTTCTGAAACATACACATTGTATTACAATAGTTCATTACAAAAAGGTATGTTCCAAAGTGGTGTATCAAGTACACCAGCTATGCAATTTGTTGACCCAGCAAACAATGCAAGTATTATTGATGGTGTATTCATTGAAGAAATTCCATCTTCTACAAGTGGCATCTCATCAATTTCGATATTGAATCCTGGTTTTGGTTATCAATATGCACCAACAATCACTATATCTGGAGATGGTTCTGGTGCAACCGCAACCGCAACAATTGTCAACGGAAGTATTTCTGCTGTCACAATAACTAATGTAGGTTCTGGTTATACAAGTGCAATTGCAACTATTACACCTTTGGCCAATGATACAACAGGCACAAATGGTGCAGTAACGGTTAACCTACAAGGTCAATTTGGTACATTAAGAACATATTACAACAATACATTAAATGTTAAAACAATTCTAAATGCCAATGTAGGAACAATTGATTACACAAATGGTATTATTACATTAACAAACTTTAATCCAATCAATATTGATAATGAATTAGGTCAACTGACTATCTCAACAGTACCAACCACAACAATTATTTCTTCTTCATATAATAGAATCATTACAATAGACCCATATGACCCAGCAGCAGTAAGTGTTACTGTCAACGCAAAGAACTAATAGCTAAGAATGATACAAAGTAACCAAAAAACATCGTTGCTGGTACCATATGAACTACCCAAGTTCATTGGTGAAGATCCAAATTACGCCAATTTTGTTCTTTTCATTAAGGCGTATTATGAATGGATGGAACAAAGTGGTAATACCTTAGACTTTACTAAAAGTCTATTGACTTACATGGATGTGGATACAACCACGGCCGAATTTTTAAATTACTTTGTTAACGATTTTATGTCATACTTTCCGCAGGATATTCTTGCGGATAAAAGTAAAGTTATTAAAATTGCAAAACAAATGTACCAATCTAAGGGTACACCAGCATCATATCAATTTCTATTCAGAGTCTTATTCAATTCAGATTTTGACTATAACGTAACTGGTGATTCTGTTCTTAGAGCTTCTGCTGGTAATTGGTACGTACCTAAAAGTTTGAGATTGGCTACAGTAGACAAAAACTTTTTAGAAATTAACAATCTAAGACTTTTTGGTATTACTTCAAAATCTATTGCTACAGTAGAAAATTCTGTTCTATCTGGAACAAAAACAGAAGTCTTTATTTCCAACATTGAACGTCTTTTCCAATCAGGTGAAAGTGTTATTGTTGTAGATTCAAACAATCAACCAGTATACTTCAAAAATGGTGCTCAAGTTACGGCAGGAACAATAGGTGCTGAGACACTAGTTGCAAAAATTGTTGGCCAAATTAGTAAAATCAACATCAATTCAAACTATCGTGGTACACTATATCAACCAGGTGATCCTGTTATTGTATATGGTGGTTTGAATCCAAATACTACAAACCCAATCGGTGCAACAGCAGAAGTGGGTACTGTTACATCTGGTTCAATTCAAAATATCAATGTATTGACAGGTGGTTATGGTTACACTTATTCTCCCAATACAATAATCAATATTTCTAATGCACCAGGCGCAAGTGCAATTGTTGGTAGTTTAGTTCCTACTGCAAACTCAGAAGCTAATGTTACATATTTTTCTGTTGATTCTATTGCAACAAAATTAGGAATTACAATTGGTAATTCTGCATATCATTTTGCAAATCTTAATACAGCCAATGCAAATACAACATTGGCAAATGCATTAACATTTCAATCTTTCTCAACATTTCCAATTTCATCTATTACTGTATTGAATGGCGGCGGTGGAATTTCTACACCACCGGTTGTAACAGCAATTTCACAAGAACAAACAGATAATCCAGATACGGCCAATGCATCTGCATTTATTTCTTCTTTAGGCATTTTGGCACCGATTCAAATTGTATCCGGTGGTAATGGTTATCAAGTTAATGACACAATTGTAATTACAGGCGGTGGTGGTATTGGTGCACATGCTAATGTTTTATCGGTTAATTCAACCGGTGCAATTCAAAATGTTGGTTATGTTTATCCTAATCCAGATGATCCACATCATTATCCGTTAGGTGGTATGGGTTACATTCCTTCACAAATACCAGTTGTAACCGTGGTTTCTGCAAACAATCAAGCAGCCAATGCAGTCCTGACCATACCAGGAATTCTTGGAGTAGGTGCCACATTCCAAACTGTTACTGACAGAGTTGGTTCTATCACCACAATCAATATCATCAATCCTGGTGAAGATTATGTGTCTGCACCAAATGTTTCATTGGTGGTTCAAGATATTGTGGTGTCTAATGTAACGATTGCAAACTTACCACAAACTGGTGACATTGCATATCAAGGTTCTAATGTATATACCGCACTCTATAAATCAACAGTCAATAATGTAACATTGTTGGTACCAAACGCAGACCCAACACAATCATTGTATAACTTAAGAGTATTTAATTATACATCACAACCAAATCCTGGTCAAAATATTAATATCTTTGGTAAAAGTATTCATATGGTCACACAAAATGTGGCCTACAATGAAAAATATAATTCATTTGGTGTCAGAAACTATGGTGATGGTAAAGCAGTTGCTACAGCTTCATTCTTAAACGGTTTGGTGGTTGGCCAAGGTCAATATCTAAATTCAAGTGGCCAACCAAGTTCATATGATGTGTTACAAAGTTCAATATACAATAATTACACATATGAAATTACGGTACAAAAAGAAATTGCCAAATACCGTGAAGTGTTGTTGAACTTACTACACCCATCTGGTATGCAAGTTCTCGGCCGTTTTGCATTGAAAGCCAATGCAACAATTCAAACAACTGCACAAGAAGCTGTATATCGTGGTGTTCCATTATCATATTATACTGGAACAAATGGTTCTGGTTTAACAATGAGTGCAAACTTCACTTCATTGAGTTCCAATACAGTTGTGTTTAATAATTTGGCTGGTGCAGATATTACTTCTTTCATATTCAGTAATCAAGTTGGTTATGCAAACAGTATTATTCAAATTGAAACACCGCACGGACCAAATGTGAGGTCTGAAGTCTGGAGTATAGCAGACGTACCTCCAATAGACTTATTGAAAGCAACAGGATCAGAAGATTTGGCTGTTGAAACTGGTTCGGAAGACTTTATGGCCGAATCAACAACAATCAATTTAAGAGAAAGTTATTGGCTCACTTTCCCGAATGTTGCAACAGTTACTGCAAATTCAGGTTCTAATACAATAAATATAGTGTCACTAACTGGTTCTTATGATATTATTAATGACGGTGTTTATAGTAATACAATGTATCCGTTAATGGATATTGTATATGCAGGTGATTTAGTTCAAGTCAATAATACAATTTATACTGTATCCAGTGTGGATTATATTCATGGTACAATTAGAGTAGCAAACAATTTCACTTCAAACGCAAATGGTTTCTTATCAGTTAACAGAACATTGACAGCAAGTGACGGACAGATAGTAATTTATGGACCATTGGGTCTACCTTATACTCCAGAATTGACTACTGAAGATGGAATATTATTGATAACAGAAGACGGAAACATTCTCATATTAGACTAGGACAAAAATGAGTACGATAAAAATTTCACAGTTACCCACACTGACACAACTAAATTCAAACACAGCCAATACGCTGTTTGTTGGTGTTGATGTGCCTTCTGATACAACAGGTAAGTTTACTGCAACCACATTAGCTGCAGGTCTGTATTCAAACAATGCTCTTGTAGTTGGTATAAATCCAATTCTATTAACAAACACAGTTGCACAATTTTCTGGTACTGATACAAATTACATTCAAGTTAATTTGCAAAACTTCAGTAACACTGGTGCAGGTGATATGGTTATTACCACTGATGTGGGTACAGATACTAGTGGTTTTATTGACCTTGGTATCAATAACTCACAATGGAATCCGGTTTTATATGGTCAAACCTCACAATTTGCATTAGATGGTTATTTGATTGTTGATGGTCCAGCCTCAAATGCAACAGGTAATTTAGTAATTGGTACTGCAAATCCAGGTACTAATCTAGTATTTGCTGTTGGTGGACAATATGCAAACAATATTTCTGCAAAAATGACTGCAAATGGATTGGTGTTGAATACACAATCTTATTTGACTTTTGCTGATGGTACAGTACAAACAACCAATGCGGCCACATATGCATACTCACAAGCTGCATTTGCTTTTGCTAATACAATTAATTCACAACAAACAGCAATTAATGCAACACAAAATACAAGTATTACTGCTGCGTTTGCACAAGCCAATGCATCTTTTACTGCTGCGAATTCTGCTGGCGCATATGCCAATTCAGCATTTACGGCAGCTAATACAATTAATTCACAACAAACAGCAATTAATGCAACACAAAATACAAGTATTGCATCATCATTCACACAAGCCAATTCAGCTTTCACAACAGCCAATTCTGCTGGCGCATATGCCAATTCAGCATTTACGGCAGCTAATACCGCAGCTTCCAATACCGCCAATTTGGCCGCTAATTTGGCAGGTATACAACTTACACAAAATACAAGTATTACTGCTGCGTTTGCACAAGCCAATGCTGCCTTCATAACTGCAAACAATGCTCTTGCAAATACAACAGGAACACTATCTGGTTCATTAACAATTACTGGAAATGTGTCTGCAAATTATGTTCTCATTTCAAATCAAGTAGATTTTGTATCTGGCAATGGTACAATTTTAACATCTAATGGCAGTAACAATAATAAGAATTTGAATTTAACTGCTGGTTCTGATGTTGGTGGTTATCCAGGAGGTACAATTACCATCACATCAGGTAGCAGTTCAGCAATCGGTGGAACTGGCGGCAACATCAATTTGATCCCAGGTACAGGTAATGTAACTAATGGTTCTGTTGTTGTTGCAGGAAATTTATCTGTTAGTGGTAATCTAACTATTAATGGTGCAAATACGGCATTTAATAGTAACATTGTAACGTATGGTGCAATGACAACTACTGGTAATGTGGTGACCACAGGCAATTTGACTGCAACAGGACCAGTAACATTTAATGGTAACTTTATCAATAATGGTGCAACCACAAACAATGGCAATACAATTAATAATGGTAACTTAACAACCACAGGTAATGTTGTAAGTGTTGGTACTTTGACTGCAAACGGACAATCAATATTCAATGGAAATACACAATTCAATGGTTCAGTTTCAATAACAAATAATTTGAATGCCAATACTGTGTTTACAATTAATGTACCGGCACAGACATTGACCATGAACGGTACAGTCACAATACAAAATTCTAATTTTCCATCAACAACATCTGGTGTAAGAATTGATGGTTCAAATAATGCTATTGCACAACAAACTACCGCAGCTGGTACAATGTTGCAAATTAGTGGACTTGATGGTGGTTATGCAACACGAATGATTATTGATAACTACAGTTTAGGTAATGCTAATGCATATCCTTTACTTGCAGGTCGTGCAGCTCGCGGTAATTCTGCAAACCCAACAGCTGTTCAATCTGGTGATATATTGATGCGTTGGGGTGGCAACGGTTATAGTAATACGTTTGCTTTATCTGGTGGTGCAACAATTGATTATTTGGCTGCAGAAAACTATACTGATTCCAGCAAAGGTTCTACAATCACATTTAATACCACACAAACTGGTACTAATGTAAGAACACAATCCGCCTCTATTAATACTTCATTGTTTGCAATTAGTTCAAATACAACAACTGCAAATACTGTTGTTGCAAACACCTTTGTAATGAGTTCATACACTGCAAACTCAATGGTAACTCAGTTGTCCAGCAAATCTACTGCGGTGACCGCAAACGGTATTTCTGGTCAAATTACCATGAACAATGCTAAATTGAATCACCAAACTGGAGTTACATTTACAGTTAATAATAGTTATGTGCAACACGTTTATGATATACCTATTATTGCAATACAAAATCCTGTTACCGCTGGATTATATACTGTTACAGTAGGTGCGGTTCGTGTTGGTAGTTTTGATATTTTTGTTTACAATAATGGTGCAGGAGCACCACAAGATGCATCAGATGCAATTGTGTTGAATTGGGCATTGTTAAGAGTTGGTAATTAAGAGATAAATACATCATGGCAAATCAAAACATTCTTACTTACGGCGCAGCAATCAGCAACATAGAACAGCTGTACTATTCGCCTTCCGCTGTTATACCAGGAACTAATGTTCCATTGGGAACCTCTTATGTTTTCTTATCAAGAGTGAACCCATGGCCAAATGATTCAACACCACCAATTCCAACACAAGACCAACAATACATCAAATCTGTATTTAAAAACATATTTGTGGCCAAAAAAGTCACATCAAATGATTTGTGTCCTGTAATTTCTCGTATTGATTGGACCGCAAATACTGTTTATGATTATTATCAAGACGGTATTGATATGTTCAAAAAAGATTCAATATCTGGATTGCCAATCTATCAGTTCTATGTGAAAAATGCTTATGACCAAGTGTTTAAGTGTCTATGGAACAATAATGGTGCAGGTTCAACACAAATGCCTTTTTTCCAACCTGGAACATATGGCACAGATAATATTTTTCAGAGTGTAGATGGATACAAATGGAAATACATGTATACCATTAGTTCAGGACTTAAAGTTAAGTTTATGGACACAACATGGATTCCAGTTCCAGTAGGCGCAAACACACCAAATCCCCTACTTACTTCTGCTGGTTATGGTGATATTGAAGTAATCAATGTTACAAATGGTGGTACTGGATATGATCCAGCTAATGCAACCATTGCTGTAACTGTTACAGGTGATGGTGTAGGTGCATCTGGAACAGCAGTAGTTTCTGGTGGTGTAATCACCGACATTCTAGTTGCAAACACAGGTACCAATTATTCTTATGCAAATGTAAGTATTACTTCTGCTTCTGGTTCTAATGCTGCAGCTGTTGCTTTTGCTTCACCAGTTGGTGGTCATTCATTTGATCCAATTTCTGAATTGGGTTGTTCAAACATTATGGTCACTGTTGACTTTAATGGTTCAGAAGGTGGTTATATTCCAACAGATATTACATATCATCAGTTGGGTATTATAGTTAACCCAACCACATCTCAATATTCACCTATACCTGCAAACGGAACAATTTATTCTTCTACAACTAATTTTGTGGTCGCTCCAGGTTTTGGTACATATCTAAGTGATGAAATCATCTATCAAGGTACCAGTTTGGCTGCAGCTACATTTACTGCAACCATATTGAGTTACGATGTTGGAAACAATGTGGTAAAACTCATAAATACAAACGGTACTCCAGTGATTAACTCACCAATATTTGGACAAACTTCTGGAACAACAAGAACATTATTATCGTATAGTGTTCCAAATTATACATTATTCTCTGGTTATATGTCATTCATTGAAAATAGAAGTGGTATCCAGAGAAGTACAGACGGAATAGAACAATTTAAGATTGTATTAGGTTACTAAAGGAAAAAAATGGCACTCGATTTTGACGTATCACCATATTATGACGATTTTGATCCTAAAAAGAATTTCTATCGTATTCTTTTTAAGCCAGGATATGCGGTACAGGCAAGAGAACTAACACAATCTCAATCAATACTACAAGACCAAATTTCTAAGTTTGGTTTAGGCGTTTATGCTGATGGTTCCAAAGTTTCTGGTGGTAACATCACAGTTGATACAAATGTTGTTACTGCTAAGCTTGTTGCATCCGCATCAACAATTATCAATAATGTGACTGGTCTATATGTTGTTGGTGCAACATCAGGTTTTATTGGTTACGTCAATAGTGTTGATACTTCAAATTACTATATCATTACAAAACTAATCAATATCTCCAACGGTTCCGCTTTTGCATCTGGAGAAACCATCAATTTCTATACATCCAAAATTGATGCATTGAATTCTTTGAATTCTATAGTTACTCCACAGTTCACTTCAACTACACTAACAACAGCAACTATCAACAGAACGGTTACTGGAACTTATCTATCACAGTCACTATCAATGACCACATCTGGTATTAGTGTTGGTGATACTATTAGTATTTCTTCTATCAATTTTTTAGCCACAGTTGTTTCTATTGATTCATCTTCATCACTTACAGTAAATAAACCACTAACAAGTGATGTAACTAATGCAGCAGTTGTTATCACAAATAACATTTCTGTTAAGGCTATGGAAGTAAGTATTGATGCTGGTGTTTGGTTCACCAATGGAGTTTTTGTTGAATCATATGCATCATCTATTGTTCCTAATTCTTTAAGTGTATATCCATCTGTTGTTGTTGGTTACACAGTAGAAGAAACAATTATAGATTCTACATCCGATCCTTCTTTGTTGGATCCTGCAATTGGTGCATCTAACTATCAAGCTCCCGGTGCGGATCGTTACAGCATTCAACTTGTACTTGCATCACAACCATATGTAAGTGACCAAACAATTGCTTTTGGTAACTTAACTAATGGTAAATTTATTGAATTGGTTAGAATTAATGCTGGTACTGTTGAAGATATTGTAAATGTTCCAGTGTTAACTGATGTTTCGGCAGCAATTGCTCAATCTGTATCTGATACTTCTGGTGATTTCATTGTTAAACCTTTTAACCTAAGAGTTGTTGATAGTGTTCCAGGAAGTAATGCAACATCTAATGTATTCTTTTCTTCAATTAGTGCAGGTAAAGTTTATCTAAATGGTTATCCAGTAGAACATCGTGCACCGACAAATTATGTATTGAGCAAAGCAAGAGATATCAATGTTCTATCAGCCCAGCAAATTGACACATATTATGGTAATTACACCACAATTAAAAATTTGAATGGTGAAATACCTAACTTCCAAGTTGGTACACAAGTAGAATTACACAATGTGCATTTTGGCACAGCCAACACAAATACAAAAATTGGATATGCTCGTATTCGTGATTTTGATTATGATAGCGGCACTTTGGCAAACACTGCATATAAAGCATTTATGTTTGATGTCAAGTTGGCCAACAACTCATTCTCAAACGTACAATCATTCATTATCCCCGGTTCTGCAAACAATTATTCAAGTGTTACATTCTCAGCAAATACAGTTGCATCAGCCAACTTAGTTGATAATACATATCAATCTTTGATTTTCCCATTGCCACAGACAAACATCTCAAATGTTTCCTCTGTAAACTATAGTACACGCAGATATTTTACTGCTACAAGTTTTACAAACGGTTCATATACAATTACATCAAATGGTACTAATGAACAGTTCTATCCAGGTACAGGAACAATCAGTTCATCTCAAGCTCAACAATATTTTGCTGTTGTAGCAACATCAACAAGTGGAAGTTATACTGCTGGTCAATTTATTCCAATGGACAGTGCCAACGTAACTATCACAATCAATAATAGTGCTGCAACACCACAAGCCACAATCAATATTGGTGGCGGATTTGGTGGTTCTGCTACAATCTATGCAACAGTTGGTGTAACAAACGATACAATCAAGAGTAAAACACTACAAGCAAATGTTGCAGTTCTTGTTTCTGCAAATACATTAAACACAGCAATTGATGTTGGTTACTCTGATGTTTATAATTATGTTGGTGTTTATGAGTTAGGCAACACAGCCAACTATGTTGGTGCATGGTCTAATACCGCAATTTATTCTAGCAACACATATGTTTCATTTACTGATGGTCATGTTTACATGTCTACAGCAAATACCAATGTAGCCAATACACCAAATACAATTGTAACTGTGTGGTCGCAAATTTCAAACAATATTGCAAATTACACATTAGACAATGGTCAAAGAGACACATTCTATGACCATGGTAAAATCACAAATATTAGTGGCGCAGCAAAAGGTAATGTTGTTGTAACTCTAACTTATTTTACACATTCAGGTGGTACAGGATTCTTTGATGTGAATTCATATCCTGTTTCTTATCCAAATATTCCATCATTCACATCTCAACAGTATGGTACCACATATAATCTGAGAGATGTTATTGACTTTAGACCACGTAGAACAGATGGTGTTGGCCAAACTGGTTTAAGTACATTCCAATTGCCATCACCATTTGCTAATGAATTCATCACAGCAACTTATGGTTATTATTTGTCTAGAACAGATAAGATTGTATTGTATCCTAATGGTCAATTCAAAACAATTACTGGCACAAGTTCTTATACAAATCCTGTAACACCTTCTGATGTTCCTGGAACATTGACGCTGTTTACACTCAATTACGCACCATATACATTCTCTAAAGGTGATATTGTTGTAACACCTAATATCATTCGTAAATATTCCATGCGTGATATTGGTGTGTTAGACAAACGTATTGGTAATTTGGAACAATTTACGGCTCTGTCCATATTGGAAAATCAAGTTACTGGTTCTAGTGTAACCGATTCAACTGGTTTGAACTTGTTGTTTAAGAATGGTTACTTGGTTGATGGTTTCACTGGTTCAAGTGTTGGTGATGTGAAAAATCCTGATTATGCAATTGCTATCGATCCTGTTAGTCAATTAGCAAGACCAACATTCTTATCTAATGTTGCCAATTATTATGTCAACCAAAGTCAAGGTACTTTTGTAACTTCACCTGGCAATAAAACAAACAACCAGTTATCAATCAATAATAATTTAATCACCTTCTCTTATGATGAAGCGTCACTAATTTATCAAAATGTAGCTACAGAAGTTATTTCTGTTAATCCATTTAATGTTTATAGTTTTCATGGTGATGCAACAATTTCACCATCAAGTGATGTATGGTATTCAACAACCACACAACCAAATATCAATATTACAACAGAAGACCAAGCTGCATGGACGGCTGCAGTTAATGGAACAGGCAATGGTTCTCAATGGAACGATTGGCAACTAAACTGGACCGGTCAACCAACTGATACTATTGTAAACTCCAGTGACCAAGCTTCTATCACAAGAGATACAACTGGAATTACCAACGCAATTCAGTCTCAAGGATTAACTTCTGCGTTGCAAGGTGGACCAATTCAAGTTTCATCCACAACTCAAGTTCTGTCTAGTGCAATTATTCCTTATGCCAGAAGTGTTCCAGTATCTTTTAATGTTAATGGTATGGTACCATTTACACCAATTCACACATATATCAATGGTATAAATGTAGATGGTTTTGTTACACCAGGATTTACAGATAGAGTTTACAATCTGACAATTAGTAACGCTGGTTCAGGATACACTAATGGTAATAACTTACCTATTATTAGTATTACTGGTGCAAATACATCTCCAGCTGTCTTTACAGCCAATGTATCTGGTGGACAAATTATTGCAGTTAATCTAGTACAAACTGGTGCTGGTTATACTTCAACACCTAATGTTACTGTAACAGGTAGCAATACAGTTCAAGCTATTTTGACTGCACAAGCACCAACACAAAGTTCACAGTTAGTTACAGATATTAATGGTAGTGCATCAGGCACATTAACAATTCCTAATGGAGTTACTGCGGCAGCACAAAACACCGCAAGTATTCTTGGAATTTCATTAAATAATTCAGCTAATGCTTTATTATTTCCAACAGGAACTTTGAAAGTAGAGTGGTCTGATAGTATCATATCTCCAGCTCTATCACATTCGTATGCAACAACTTCTTTCTATTCACAAGGAACATTGCAAACTGTACAAACAACAGTAGTATCAACAAGACCACCACAGGCGACAGCTAAACCACAACCACAAGTTGTTGATGTGCCAAATGATCCAGGTCCTCCAGCAGATAATGGAAGTGATGGAAATACTGGTTATCAACCCTTATTATTTGGTAGTTCAACCGATCCATTAACAACTGTTGTGACCAAAATTTGTATTGATGGACAATCAATCATTTCGGGTCAAGGAAAAACTCAAGGTGTTGCGGGGTATCAAGGAGCTTTGGTATCGGATAATGGTGGATTATATACATCTATTGTAAATGCAGCACAATCAATAACTGGTGAAACCGCTCCAGGAAATGCTTCCGCTTCAGGTTTTGGAGCATCATCATTAGCATCATCAATAGCTTCACTTGGAGAACAAATTTGGTCAACTGCTGTTGCTCAAGGTGTTGATGCTTCAACACTAACAGCTTCTTCGGCTATTGTTCAAAAAGTCTTAGCCTCTGCAACTGCATCCGCAACATCCAGTACTACAGCAAATGCCACGTCTGGTGCAGTCGATCCATTATCACAAAACTTCTATGTCAATGCAGCACAATATCCTAATGGTGTGTTCTTATCATCAGTAGATTTGTATTTCGCAACTATTGATCCTACAATTCCAGTCTCTGTTCGTATCAGACCAACAGTTAATGGTTATCCTGATTCTGTAAATGAGATTCCTGGTTCAGTTGTTTACATGAATCCTGCCGATATCAATGTTCCCTCATCAAGTTCGATTACTAATAACATTGGACCTTCAACAACATTTACATTTGACCATCCAATTTATTTGGCACCAGGTCAATATTCATTGATGGTTGCAACAAACTCCAACAATTATACAATGTATTCATCTAAAGTTGGTCAAACAATTTATGGCCAAAATGCTACATTATCGCAATTGAATTATGCAGCTTCTCTATTCAAGTCACAAAATGCTTCTACATGGATACCTGCACCGTCTGAGACATTGTGTTTTAACTTGAAGATTTGTGATTTTGCTGGTGGAACTGTGACATTTGATGTAACTGCTAACTCTGCACCAACAACCGCAAACTTTGATTTGTTGCAACTGATGAATAATGACCTATCATTTAATGGTATAGATTCAATCAGTTATGCAGTTAAAACAACTAATTTATCTGCTAATACACTGTCTTCTGCTGTAAAAGTTGTACCACATCAAAACTACAATTTCTCAGCAAGACAAACACACAGTACTGCTGGCGACTTGATTGTTGAACCAACTGTTACAAATAGTGATAGATGGACATCTCCAGTTATTGACTTGGATCGTTTGAACACTATCCTTGTTCAAAATACCATCAAACCATATTATTCTGCCAATACAGTTTCCGAATCATTGGGTGGTTTTGGTAATGGTACTGCGGCCGCACGTTACATCACACGCCGAGTTACTTTGAACAATAACTTCCAGTCAACTGGTATAACTGTTGTTTTGGATGTTAACCGTCAAATTGGTACTAAGATTGAAGTGTATTACAAAGTATTAAATTCTAATGATGCAAACAACTTTGACAATAATCCATATGTGTTAATGAACCCAATTCTAATTCCAGGATCTGGTGTTGTTTACACAGATGCAACCACATTTACAACAGACACATATCAAGCTTTGAATATTTCATATAATGATATTACAACTGGTGCATTATACAACAACTTCAATACATTTGCAATTAAGGTTGTAATGTATTCAAGTAATCCATCAATCACACCACAAATTAAAAACTTCCGTGCGATTGCGACTGCATAATGATGAATATGAAAATAGCAAAAGTCAAAGACCACCCACACTTAGTGAGAGATATGGAAAGTAAGGCTGTATTAAATACCAATTATGCAGCCTTAGTTGAATATAGAAAGAAGAAACAGATGGAAGAAGAATTAAATTCTTTGAAGTCCGATGTGGGTGAGATAAAGAAAATGCTTCAGGCGTTGTTGAATAAATAGAAAAAGGCAATGATAGACAAAGGCAAAAATGGCTAATTATTCTCAAGCACAAGTATTTCCGGTTTTAAGTTACGCCAACACATTCTCTGATTGGGTGGTTTCGACTAACGGATTACTACAACAAAATAACGACCTTGCGGCCAACAATTTTACAAAACCATCTGGAACATTATTTTTAGGTGATGGTTCTCTTGGTCTACAGGTTAATACTGCTGCTATTGTTGCTGGTGCATTCCAGGTTCAAGGCACTGGCTCTTCCGCATACATTCAAAACACTCTTAGAGTTGGTGGTACAGTTAACTTCACCAACACAGCATTAAGTCTTTTTGCAAATGGACAAATTTCCGCATACGGTTCTGGTACAGGTCTTTCTGTTGCAAATAATGCAACCGTATCTGGAACATTAACAATTGGAAGTAATGAAACAGTCGGTGGAACACTAGGTGTTACTGGTGCCACATCACTAAGTAGTACACTCTCTGTATCTGGAAACACCAGCATTTCTAATACTATATTTGTTACAGGTGCCGCACAGTTTTCGAATACAATTATTGGTGCAACAAATTTATATGTGCCAATTATTCAGGCTAACACCAATATCAATACCGCATCATTAAGTGTTACAACTAATGGTTATCTGAATATTGTTCAGGCCAATACAAGTGTCAATACTAGTACTATAAGTGTTACAGGTACAACATTTACTAATTTATTACAAGCAAATACACTAGTTAATACATCTACATTAAGTGTCACAACTACTGGTTATCTGAATGCTGTACAGGCTAATACTTCAGTTAATACATCTACATTAAGTGTCACAGGTACAACATTTACTAATTTATTACAAGCAAATACTTCAGTTAATACATCTACATTAAGTGTCACAGGTACAACATTTACTAATTTATTACAAGCAAATACAAGTATCAATACTGGTACTGTAAGTGTTACAACTACTGGTTATCTGAATGCAGTTCAAGCAAATACACTAGTTAATACATCTACATTAAGTGTTACAACTACTGGTTACTTAAATGCAGTTCAAGCAAATACACTAGTTAACACATCTACATTAAGTGTCACAACTACTGGTTATCTGAATGCTGTACAGGCTAATACTTCAGTTAATACAGCAACTTTTTCTGCAACAGGAACAGGTTTCGTTAATGTATTACAAGCCAATTCAGTTGTTAATGCTGCATCGATGTCGGTTACTGGAACAGATTATGTTAATTTTACACAAGCAAATTCTGGTATCAATACTGCCGCAATTTCTGTAACCGGAACATCTTACTCAAATTTCGTTGTAGCAAATACTAGTGTTACTACACCAACAGTAAATGTTACTTCAACATTATTCGCCAATAATGCAACAGCTTTTATTAATAATTTAAGTGTTTCAAACCAATTATCTATTGGTGGTAACTTTGTTATTAATGGTTCTACAGTTTACAATAGTAACACTTTTGTATTAAATGCAAATGCGACAATAGGTCAAAATGCTTCATTAAATGTAAATAGAGGAACTTCTGGTGCAAATGCATCAATTCGTTGGAATGAAGGTTCAAAATATTGGGATATACTTGATGTAAACAACGGTACAAACTACTCTCAGATTATGACTGCTAATTTGATTAGCAATAGTTTGATATCTACAAGTACATCAACAGTTGCCGCATCAGCAGTTGCAAATACACTATTGAATTATTTGACATCAAACGTATCAACTCTGAATACAAATATATCTTCAAACGTATCAACTCTGAATACAAATATATCTTCAAACGTATCAACTCTGAATACAAATATATCTTCAAATATACTTGCAGTATTCTCTCAGGCAAATGCAGCATATTCTAGAGCAAATACCTCAACCAATACATTCTTTGGTACTACAGGCACAGCAACAGCCAGTTCTGGTGCAGTAACATTTTCTAGTAACAATGGTGTTGTTGTATCTGGACAAGTTAACACACTGTATGTTAATACACCACAAGACCTGAGAACATCAGCATCTCCAACATTTAATGGCCTAACATTAAGCACAGCGTTGCCAATCACATCTGGCGGTACCGGTGCAACAACATCTGGTGGTGCATTAACTAACATTTTACCAACAGGAGCAACTTTTGGATATGTTTTAACAACTGGTGGTTCAGGAAGTTACTATTGGGCTTCCAATTATGCGAACAGTATTGCATTTACAGTTAATAGTAATATTTCATCTACTGCTAATACAATTCAATTAGCAATTGATGGTTTAACAAGTAAGTTGGTGACATACTATGCCAACAATACTGTACAAAATCCTATAGATGCAACACAGAATACGAATATTGCTTCTGCGGCCTCATATGCAAATTCAGCATTTACTGCGGCTAACAGTGCTGGTGCATACGCTAATTCAGCTTACACACAAGCAAATACGGCTACAACCAACGCAGCTGCAGCCAATTCATATGCTGGTTCAGCATACAATCAGGCTAATACGGCTACAACCAATGCAGCTGCAGCCAGTTCATATGCCAATTCAGCATACAATCAGGCTAATACTGCAACCACAAATGCAACTGCAGCCAGTTCATATGCAAATTCAGCATTTACTGCGGCCAACAATGCAAGTTCTTATGCAGGTTCAGCATTTACGCAGGCTAATGGTGCTTTTTCTGCGGCAAACACCATTTCTAGTAATTTTGGAACAAGTAGTAGTGTTCAATTTGGTTCATTTGGCGTAGGCACCGGTGCATCTGGAGCATCTGGTGAGATTCGTGCGGCCAATAATATTACTGCATATTATTCTTCAGACATAAGTCTTAAAGAAAATATTCAAGACATTTCAAATGCACTTGATATAGTCACAACAATTGGTGGTAAAACATTTGACTGGAAAGATGAAGTCATTCAGGCACGTGGTGGTGAAGACGGATACTATGTACGTAAACAAGACTTTGGTGTTGTGGCACAAGACGTTCAATCAGTATTCCCACTAGCGGTAAGATTGAGAGATGACGGAATTCTTGCAGTAGATTACGAAAAAATGTGTGCTCTTGCATTTGCGGCCATTAAAGAACTCAAAGCAGAGATAGATGTACTCAAAGGAAATAATAAATGAGTACACTCAGGTATACTTCTGGTTAATAAAGGCATAAATATCCTGTAGTATACACCTATAGGATATTATCATGCCAGCAGCCTACGCAGATTTGTACCTTGACCAAGGTTCAACATTCAATTCTCAGACCACATTGACCGACCTTTATGGTAATGGTTATAATTTGACAGGGTTCACTGTTGCTGCACAGGCCAAAAAATCTTATTACTCCAGTAACGTTTTTATTAATTTTACAACCTCAATTGTAGATGCTAATGGTGGAATTGTACAATTAAGTTTATCTGCTGCAAATTCTGCTAATGTTCCCGCAGGTAAATTGGTATACGATATCACCATCAAAGATTCAAGTAATACAATCACAAGAGTGGTAGAGGGCCAAGTTTTTGTTAATCCTGGAGTTACTGGTGTATCTTCATCATACGGATCAGAGGTATAATGGCAGTCTTTACAGTAAATCCAAATCAAAATATTTCTGTTAGGGGTACAACCACTTTTGTTGGTTCAGCCAACTTAGCAACAGAAATAACTGTGATTGGTGCAACAGCCAATGCAGCTTCTCAAGAAGCAAATGTAGCATACACTTATGCCAATTCAGTCTATGGTCTTGCTACTTCCGCTTTGGCTGAAGCCAACACTGCATATTCATTGGCTAGCGGAGTAAGTGGTACAGCCAACTCAGCATTGTCGGAAGCAAATACTGCATTGATTTTGGCTAACAACGCTATAACTGAAGCCAATACAGCATATTATTTAGCAAATAATTCTGCTCAGTTAACGAATGGTAATATTGATGGGGGAACTTTTTGATTTACCTTTTCCAATAAATAGTCTTATAACAATTATAAAAAGGACCTAAAATGGCCATCTCCAATACAAGTATTTTAATTAAACGTTCTACCGCAACGGGTACACCAAGTTCGCTTAAGGCAGGTGAATTAGCATATTCATATCTGTCAAATACCATTTTTATTGGTAATTCAACAGGTACTGGTGTTGTAAACGTAGGTGGCCAATACTACACTTCGCAAATTGACAATGCGACCAGTGCAAATACACCAAGCACCATTGTTAAACGTGATGCATCCGGTAACATTTCTGTTGGTTATATTACTGCGGCAGGTATTACTGTTGGTAGTTTAATTGCTAACTCAGCAAATTCATTAACACAAACGACATATTTTGGTGCGTATGGTGATGCTACTGCGGCTAACGTAGCATTTAATGGTACTGCCAACGTTGAATTAGGATTCACATTAGCAACAGTTAACTCCAACATTGGTACATACGGTAATACAACAACAATTCCATCTATCACAGTAGATGCAAAAGGTCGTATCACCGCCATTTCCAATAACACAATTGCAACATCATTCACTGTATCTGGTAACACAGGTTCTGGTTCACAATCTGGTGGTGGTACACTAACAATTGAGGGTAATGGATCTGGTATTACGACAACAGTAACTGGTTCTGGTGGTTCAGAGACGGTATTGATTGGTACAGACAATACAATTTTACGTTCTAATACTTCTGGTGTTGGTCCACAAACAATTGGTACAGACCTTTCTATCTCTGGTAACTTGATTGTTTCTGGTACCGCAACATACGTCAATACATCTATTGTACAAACCAATGACTCAATGATTGAGTTGGCAGCCAATAATACTACGGGTGACGTAATTGATATTGGTTTCTATGGATTGTATAACAACGGATCAACAAACAATATTACTGGTTTGTTGCGTGATGCAGGTTCTAAAAACTATTATTTGTTTGCAAACATTGCGGCTACTAATGCTTCAATAGCAAATACATTAAGTAACAATTATTTTACACAGGCAAATACTGCCACATTATATACAAACGTTAATGGTTTCCAAGGTACATTTGCAACTGCAAATATTACAAATGCAACAGTTGGTACACTATCACTGACTAATGCACTTGCAGTTGGCCAAGGTGGTACAGGACAAACATCATTCACAACAAATGGTATTACATACGGAAATGGTTCCAGTGGATTAGGTGTAACTGCAGCTGCGGGTAATTCAGACCAAACATATTCTAATCAAGTTTTGACTGTCACAAATGCAGGTGTTCCAGTGTGGACAACAACTATGGATGGAGGCAGCTTCTAAATACTATATTATGATTTATTAGGAGTTTGAGATGAGTGAGAAATATGTGAACTATTATATTGAAATGGTGACCAATACGATGCAAGATGCTGTACTGAGAAATATTTCATTACAGACCAATCTTAAAATAAGTGACGAAGCAATTGGTGAATTAAATCAAAAAGTTGAAGAATTAGAAAGCATTGTTGAGAACCTAAGAAAAGAAACATCAAGTTCTCAACAAATTGCGAGTGACCAAGTGAGAACTATATCTGAAAATAAAGATAGAATTATTGAAGACTTGAGAAAAGAAATCAATAATCTAAGTAGTGTGAAACATGAATATGAAAATGTGCGTCATCAAGTTCAACATGTTGATACATTTAGAAATGAATTGATTAGAGAACGAGATGAACACCAAAAAACTCGTGACGATTATGAATCAAAAATTAAATCATTGAATGAACAAATAAATTATTTGCAATTAACTCCGGCAAAGCGTAAGAAAATTGATGAAAATAAATTGATTACGACATCAACAATTATAAATCCAATAGAGGATGGCGGAAGTTTTTAATAGATGGCAACAATTGCAAATACAACAATTCAACTAAGAAAATCTGGCGTATCAGGTAACGTACCAGCATCACTAAATTATGGTGAGTTGGCACTTAACTACTACGATGGAAAGTTGTATTATAAAAATGCTACAGGTACAATAACATATATCTCTAGCGGTCAGTTTACCAATTCGTTCTCAACAATGAACGTATCTGGTTCACTAATACTTGCAACATCTAACACAGACACTCTAAGTTTCAAAGGCGCAAATGGTATTGGTGTTTTTGCTAATACTACTAGTAAGACAATTACATTAGATGGCAGTATTGTCTACTCAGCAGCCAATGCAAAAACACAAACATATTATCAAAATACTGCACCAAGTAATCCAAATTCAAACGATTTGTGGTTGAATTCTAATACAGGTGTAATGTATGAAAACTTTGGCAACACGGCATATCCAATATGGGCAGAATTTGGACCAACTGGTGCTCAAAGTAATGTCACAACTTCTACATTCAATAGTGTTAGTTCAAATACAATCTATGACAGCGGTGTAGAATTATTACTATATTCTAATAGTATCTTTGCACAAGCCAATGCGGCATTTAATGCAGCCAATACATCAGCATCCAATACTGTTAATTTGGTGGGTATTGAATTAACACAAAACAGTTCCATCAATGCAGCTGGTTCTTATGCTAATAGTGCATTTTCAACTGCTAATAGTGCTGGATCTTATGCCAATTCAGCTTTCACAGCATCTAATTCTGCTGGTGCCTATGCCAATTCAGCATTTACGGCAGCTAATACCGCAGCATCCAATACGGTGAATTTAGCAGGCATAGAACTTACACAAAATAACTCTATTAATGCGGCCAGTTCTTATGCAAACTCAGCATTTACTGCCGCAAACTCAGCTGGTTCATATGCTAATAGTGCTTTCTCCAAAGCAAACAACGCACTTGCAAACACTGGTGGAAGTATAACAGGAAATGTAAGTATAACATATCAACCTGTCACAACAACAGGTTCAGGATTGTCTATTACTGCAGCCAATACAATTGGTGGTACAGGTTATGCAGATGTATTAAAATTTACAAATACATCTGCTGGCGCAACAAACGGAAACAAAACAATCCGTTTAAGTTCTGTTGGTGAATTACAAGTTGTTAATAGTGCATACCTAATAACATCATTTTCTTTGAGTGATGCGGGCGACTTAACACTTGCAGGTAATACAACAACAAACGGTATTGCTGCTGGTTATGCACCAAATCGTCCAGCATTTTGTGTAAGAGGTAATGGTGGCTCAGTTGCTTCCTCAAACACATTAACGAATAGCAATTGGAATATTGAATATAATCAAGGAAGTTACCTGAACGGAACTACTGGTATATTTACAGCGCCTGTTGCAGGTTTATATCAAGTTAATTTAGTGATTAGAACATATAATAATAGTTCAAGTGGTATTGCTCAAGCCTTAGTTAGAAAAACTGCTGCAATTGGTGGTGGGACAACAACTTGTATTATGGTTGAATTTGGTCCAAACACTTCAATGAACCATGCCGGTGGCGCCAACATTGTGAAACTGGCGGTAGGCGATACACTACAATTAATTGCAAGTTCTGGTACAATCATATTTGATAGCAACGACAATTGGTCTGTGGCTTACATAGGATAATAAATGGCAATAAATTTTCCATCATCTCCATCAGTAGGACAAAGTTATACCGTAGGTAATAAGACTTGGGTATACAATGGTTATGCATGGGATTTACAAGTCTCCAATCAAGGTGGTAACTCTTTTGGTACGATTGTAGTATCAGGACAGTCAACTGTACTTGCGAATAGTGCAAACTCACCATTGACTTTGGTGGCAGGCAACAATGTTACTCTAACAACCAATACAGTAACAAATTCAGTTACAATCAATTCTTCTGGTTCCGGTAGTTCATCCGATAATGTGGCCAGAGCAACTGCAAATGCGGCATTTGATGAGGCTAATTCAGCATATACTTTAGCCAGTTCTGCATATTCCACTGCTTGTTCTGCATATAGTTTAGCTTCAACAAGTTTTAATGCTTTCACAGATACTATGGGTGATACCATTAGTGGTAGTACCAGTCAAACAGTACAATTTGTTGGTGGTGATGGTGTTGTTATTACTGCAAATCCTTCAACATCACAAATAACAATTACTGCAAATACATCTTCTAGTAGTGGTTTTCCATACATAGATTTGGGCTCAGTGGATACAGGCATAGAAATATATGGTGATGTGGATTTAGGCACAGTATACTAAAAAGAATAACATAAATAAAAAAGGTTAACAAAGGCTATTATTCATGTCAACACAATTACAATTAAGACGAGGTAATACATCACAGATTGCGGCATTTACTGGTGTCATTGGTGAACTTACTGTTGATACACAAGCCAACACTTTAGTATTACAAGACGGTGTGACCAGAGGCGGTCACTATATTGCTACACAAAATACTGTAAACGTTTTATTTTCTGAAGCCAATTCAAGTTTTATACAAGCCAATTTAGCTTTCACAGCAGCCAATTCTGCTGGTGCATATGCCAATGCAGCATTTATAGAAGCTAATAGTGCATTCGTATTAGCAGGTAATGGATACAATCAGGCCAATTTAGCATTTTTACAAGCTAACGCAGCCTTCAATGCTGCCAACAATGCAGGCACATATGCACAACCAGCATTCATACAGGCCAATGCAGCGTTTGTTCAAGCCAATTCAGCATATGCAGAAGCCAATCTTGCAAATTCTACAGCAACTTCTGCTGGTGTATATGCCAATGGTGCTTTTGCCTTGGCAAATATAGTGTATGCTTTTGCCAATACAATTAGTGGTGGTTCGGCAATTGATAATGTTGCAAGATTAACTGCCAACTCTGCATATAACCAAGCAAACACGGCAACTACCAATGCTGGTGCGGCTAGTTCTTATGCCAACTCTGCTTTTATAACTGCAAACTCCGCATCTTCTTATGCTAATGGGGCATTTGCAGAAGCAAATTCTGCATACAATTATGCTAATACCCAGTTCACTTTGCAAACTGGTGTAGACTTAACGCAAAATACTAATATTACTTCGGCAGCATCATATGCAAATGGTGCTTTTGCGGAAGCCAATGCAGCTTATACACAAGCAAATACAGCTGTAACCAATGCAGCTGCAGCCAGTTCTTATGCCAACTCTGCTTACACACAAGCAAATACAGCTGTAACCAATGCGTTAGCAGCATCTTCATATGCCAATTCAGCATACACTCAGGCCAATACGGCAACTACCAACGCAGCTGCAGCCAGTTCTTATGCCAATTCAGCATACACTCAGGCTAACTCCGCTGCAACTAATGCAACTGCAGCCAGTTCTTATGCCAATAGTGCTTTCACAGCAGCCAATTCTGCTGGCGCATATGCCAACTCAGCTTATCTAACAGCAAACTCTGCTGGCATATATGCTAATGGTGCTTTTGTACAAGCAAATGCGGCCTTCAATACTGCCAATAGTAAGTTCTCATCTACCGGTGGTACAATTTCTGGTAATGTCACTATTTCCGGTGATTTGAGTGTTACAGGTAACATTACATATACCGGTAACGTTATCAATCAAACAATTTCCGGTAACACTGGTGAATTTTTTGGTACAAGTGCAAATGGTTTTGGCGCTTTGTATGCTGGTGTTCCAACAGGATTTACTTTTGAACCACAAACAATTATACAATCAAGTGGTAATTATGGTGATTATGTACAGATAAACTTGCAAAATCTGAACAATGGTGCCAATGCAACGGCCGATTATACTGCAACATCCGACAACGGTACTGCAAATGATGGTTATATTGACATGGGTATTACAAGTTCAACATACTCAAATCCAAACTATAATTTGTTTGGACCGAATGATGGTTATGTTTATGCTTCAGGTAATACAACAACCGGTGGTGGTAATTTAATATTTTATACAAATACACCAAAAGATATCATTTTTGCTGCAAATGGTGCAACAACAGGTAATGAAATTGCTCGTTTCAAATACAATACGGGTCTTGTATTAAAATCTTTACCACTCACTTTTGCAGATTCCACTAAACAAAATACGGCAGCTGCGCCATTTAGTTTCTCAAATTCAATCTTTGTACAAGCTAATGCGGCATTCGTAGAAGCCAATTCGGCATATAGTACAGCTAACAGTGCAGCTTTATATGCTAATGGTGCATTTACAGAAGCAAACTCTGCATATTCAACTGCAAATACAGCTGTAACCAACGCAGCTGCAGCCAGTTCTTATGCTAATTCAGCATTTAATCAGGCAAATACTGCAACCACAAATGCAGCTGCAGCCAGTTCATATGCCAACTCTGCGTTTTCAACTGCTAACTCTGCTGGCATATATGCTAACGGTGCTTTTGCCGAAGCCAATTCAGCATATTCAACTGCAAATGCAGCTGGTTCTTATGCTAATAGTGCATTTTCAACTGCTAACTCTGCTGGCATATATGCCAATGGTGCTTTTGCCTTGGCAAATATAGTGTATGCTTTTGCCAATACAATTAGTGGTGGTTCGGCAATTGATAATGTTGCAAGAGATATTGCTAATTCAGCTTATACACAAGCAAATACAGCTATAACCAATGCAGCTGCAGCCAGTTCTTATGCCAACTCGGCATTTAATCAGGCAAATACAGCTGTAACCAATGCAGCTGCAGCAAGTTCATATGCCAATTCAGCATTTACGGCTGCCAATACCGCTGCAAATAATGCAGTCTCTGCAAGTTCTTATGCTAACTCTGCATTTTCAACTGCAAACTCGGCCGGCGTATATGCTAACGGTGCTTTCGCAGAAGCCAATTCAGCTTATAACTATGCTAATACCCAGTTCACTTTACAAACTGGTATAGATGCAACACAAAATACTAATATTGCTTCTGCATCTTCTTATGCTAACGGTGCTTTCGCAGAAGCCAATGCAGCTTACAACCAAGCAAATACTGCCAATGCAAATGCATTATCAGCAGGTTCATATGCCAATTCAGCTTATAACTATGCTAATACTCAGTTCACTTTACAAACTGGTGTCGATGCAACACAAAATACAAACATATCTGCTGCAGCTTCGTATGCAAATGGTGCTTTTGCTGAAGCAAACTCTGCATATAACCAAGCAAATACAGCTGTAACCAATGCAGCTGCAGCCAGTTCTTATGCCAATTCAGCATACACTCAGGCAAATACTGCAATATCTAACGCAGCTGCGGCCAGTTCATATGCTAACGGTGCATTTGCAGAAGCTAATTCAGCATATAACCAAGCAAATACAGCTGTAACCAATGCTGGTGCGGCCAGTTCTTATGCCAATTCTGCATTTTTAGTAGCAAATACAGCCAACTCTACAGCAATTTCTGCTGGTGTATATGCCAACTCTGCATTTTTAGTAGCAAATATAGCCAACTCTACAGCAATTTCTGCTGGTGTATATGCTAACTCAGCATACACACAAGCAAATACAGCTGTAACCAATGCAGGTGCCGCCAGTTCTTATGCCAACTCGGCATTTAATCAGGCAAATACAGCTGTAACCAATGCAGCTGCAGCAAGTTCATATGCTAACTCAGCATACACACAAGCAAATACTGCAACTACCAATGCAGCTTCAGCCAGTTCTTATGCCAACTCGGCATTTACGGCTGCCAATAGTGCAGGTTCTTATGCCAACTCATCTTATCTAACAGCAAACTCAGCAGGCATATATGCTAATGGTGCTTTTGTACAAGCAAATGCGGCCTTCAATACTGCTAACTCTGCTGGTGTATATGCCAACTCTGCATTTTTAGTAGCAAATATAGCCAACTCTACAGCAATTTCTGCTGGTGTATATGCTAATGGTGCCTTTACTGTTGCTAATACTAAGTTCTCATCTACTGGTGGTACAATTTCTGGTAACACCACAATCAATGGTAACTTAACAGTTAGTGGTAATATTAATTTTACCGGTAATGTAATCAATTCAACCATCACAGGTAATACTGGTCAATTCTTTGGTTCATCCTCAAACGGTTTTGGTGCATTATACGCTGGTATCCCATCAGGTTACTTCTTAGAACCTCAGATGGTATTCCAAATGTCCAGTAACTATAACGGTTACTCTGGACTTAACATGCAAAATATCAATAGCGGCAACAATGCTTCTTTTGATATCTTTATTACACCCGATAATGGTACTGCAAGCGATACATTCCTTGACTTAGGTATGGGTAGTAGTACATACAATTATAGTGGTTACACAATGATTGGACCAAATGACGGATATTTGATTGCTTATGGCAACACAAATACCGGCGGCGGTAACATGATTATTGCTACAGGTGCACCAAACGACATTATCTTTACTGCAAATGGTGTTAATACTGGTAATGAAATAGCAAGATTTAAGAATAATGTTGGTTTGGTAATGAAGAATTTACCAATCAAATTTGCTGATTCTACATCACAAAATACGGCAGCTGCACCATTTAGTTTTTCAAATTCAATCTTTGTACAAGCAAACGCTTCTTTTGTTCAGGCCAATTCTGCATATAATACAGCTAACAGTGCAGGCGTATATGCCAATGGTGCATTTGCAACCGCAAACACCAAGCTTGCTGCATCAGGTTTCACAAACAATGGCGTGATGTATGCGAATGGTACAGGTTATGTGGTTAATGGTTCTGCGCTGACGTGGAATGGGTCAACATTTTTTGTAAATGGAACTATCCAGCAAGGCAATGGCGGCGCAGCAACTATTGGCAAAATATGGAATGATTCAGGAGTTTATTCTGTTCAAGCAGATTACACAAATGTCAATGGATTAAAACTTGATTCACCTGCTTATACAGTTTTTACTTTAAACAAC